GAGGAGCGACGGGCCGCAGGCAAGGACACGGGCACGATCCGCTTCGATGACGGTGATTTCACCGTCGTGGCGGACCTGCCCAAGCGCGTGGATTGGGATCAGGACAAGCTCGCCGCGATGGTCGCGCAGATCCGCAAAGCCGGTGACAATCCCGCACAATATGTCGACATCGCCATCAAGGTGCCGGAGCGCAAATACGCCGCCTGGCCCGACAACATCCGCGAGCAGTTTGAACCTGCGCGCACCGTCCGGTCCGGCGCGCTGAAGGTCGAGATCGTCCCGCAGGAGGGTGATCAATGACCGCGCTCGGCCCCATTCACGCCCCTGACCAGGACCTGCCCGGCCTCATCGAACGCGCAGCGACCATGCTGTCGGGGGCCAGGACGGCTGCCGAGGTGCTGGAAGCCCGCGAAGCGGCTGGCCTCGCTTATGACATCGCAAAGCGTACCGCCCGGCTGCAAACCGCCAAATCTGCCCATGACGATCTGATCGCCGCCGCCCACCGTGCGCAGGCCGACGCGCTGGAAATCGAAGCGGCCGCCAAGCGTCGGCTGGCTGATGAGTACGACGCGGCACAGGCGCGTGGCGAGGTGAAGCGCAACGGTGGAAACCGGAGCAGTGTTGAAGACCACAACACTGCCTCAACCGCTGACCTTGGCCTGCGCCGGGACCAGATCCACGAAGCCCGTCAGCTGCGCGATGCCGAGACGAACGATCCGGGCATCGTGCGCCGCACGCTGGATGACCGGCTCGAACGCGGCGAGGAACCGAACCGCACTGCGATGCGCAAGATGGTCACGGATGCCGCCATGCGGGGAATGCGCCCGCAGCGCAGGCCCAGCCGTCGGAACCCGCTCTACGTGGCGCCGACGCCCGAACAGGTGGCCTGGCAGCATGTGACGGGCACGTTCCGCGCCTTTGCCGAATGGGCCACGGACCAAAATCTCGCGCTGGCCCGCGAGGGCATGCGCGAGGCGCAGGAGGCCCCGTTCCACGACCTCGATGCCAGAGCCATCGCCGATGGATCGACAGCTTTCACAACAATCAAGGAGTGGTTTGATGCTTGATAGCCAATCAGCGGCTTTTGCCGAACGCGTCTGGGATTACGCATCCCGTCTGGGCAACAACGCCCCCAGGATCGCCGATGAGATGATGGAGGCCGCTTTTCCGCTGACCTGCACGCAGGCGCGGCAGGAAGGGGCGCTGCGCATGCTGCGCACCGGGATCATTTCCGAGGTCAAGCGCATCCTGCGCAACCGGGAAGACGGGTTGGGCCAGGTGGATTTCGCAGAGGTTTGCGAGGCCTTCGTGCCATTGGTGAAGGACCTGCGCTCGAAATCCTACTTCGTCGAGAGCGCCGAGGAATACGTCGCCGTCCCCGACCTGATCGTCGAGCCCGACCTGCTCGATGACGCGCGGCGGTTCATGCGGCGCAAGGGCGTTGAGTGCCTCACCGAGGCCGACCGGCTGGATGCGCTGTTTGCGGCCGTGACCAGCAGTGATCCCGATGCAGCGCGGGCGCGCCAGGAGGTGCTGGCATGACCGGCGCACTCCCCATCATCACCGCCGACCAGCGGCTGGCGGAAACTCGCGGCATCAAGGGCGTGATTTTCGGCACCTCGGGGATCGGCAAGACATCGCTGCTCTGGACGCTGAAAAACTCGACCACGCTGTTCTTCGATCTCGAAGCCGGGGATCTGGCCATCGAGGGGCTGGCAATGGATGCCATTCGCCCGCGGACATGGGCGGAATGCCGGGATTTCGCGGTGTTCATCGGCGGACCCAACCCGGCGCTGCGGGCAGACCAGCCCTACAGCCAGGCGCACTTTGAGGCGGTCTGCGCGAAGTTCGGCGACCCGGCCGCGCTGGAAAAGTACGACACGGTATTCATCGACTCGATCACCGTGGCGGGGCGGCTGTGCTTTGGCTGGTGCAAAGGGCAGCCCGAGGCGTTCTCCGAGAAGACCGGCAAGCCCGATGTGCGCGGCGCGTATGGCCTGCATGGCCGCGAGATGATCGCCTGGCTCACGCATCTGCAGCACACGCGGGCGAAGAATGTCTGGTTTGTCGGCATCCTCGACCAGAAGCTCGACGACTTCAATCGCCCGGTTTTCCAGCCGCAGATCGACGGGTCCAAGACCGGGCTCGAGCTGCCAGGCATCGTCGATCAGGTCATCACCATGGCCGAGTTCAAGGCCGAGAATGGCACCCTGCAGCGCGGCTTTGTCTGCCAGACCCTGAACCCGTGGGGCTATCCCGCCAAGGACCGCTCCGGCCGGCTCGACATGCTCGAGGCGCCCCATCTCGGGCGGCTGATGGACAAGATCCGCGGCCCGTTGGTCCCCGAAGAGCGGCGGCTGACCTACCAGGCCCCCGAGCTTCCGGCGCCGCCAAAGGCGCAGGCCACCCCTTCCAACGACACCACCAACTGAAAGGACCTATTCCATGTCTCTCTGGAACGACTTCAACGACGCGCAAACCAACGCCAACGTCATCCCCAAGGGCACGCTGGCCAAGGTGCGCATGACGATCCGCCCGGGCGGGTTCGACGACCCCGCGCAGGGCTGGACCGGCGGCTATGCCAAGCGGGCCTCCACGGGCGCGGTCTATCTCGATGCCGAATACACGGTTCTCGAAGGACCCTATGCCAAGCGCAAGATCTGGTCGCTGATCGGGCTCTACAGCCCCAACGGCCCGAACTGGGCCAATATGGGCCGCAGCCTGGTGCGGGGCATGCTGAACTCATCACGCGGAATTTCCGACAAGGACAACTCGGCGCAGGCGCAGGCCGCGCGGCGCATCAACGGGTTTGCCGACCTCGACGGGATCGAGTTCATCGCCCGGATCGATGTCGGCAAGGACTCGAGCGGGGAAGAGCGCAACGAGATCAAAAGCGCGGTCATGCCCGATCACCGCGACTATGCGCAGCTCATGGGTCATGGCGCGGCACCGGGCATGGCACCGCAGATGCAGCCCCCCGCATTCTCGCCGCAGCATCAGGCACCGGTTGCTCCCCCTGCACCTGCGCAGGGTCATCCCGCACCAGCGTCACAGCCGCAGCCGCAGCCGCAGGAGGCGCCTGCGCAGCAAGCGCCGGCCACCCCCGGCTTCTCGGGCCGTCCGAGCTGGGCCGAGTGAGGGACTGAACCATGCGATTGCGTCCCCGCCAGAAACTCTTCGTCGAGCGCAGCCTGTCTGCGCTCGGCACCCGCGACAACACGCTGGGCATCGCGCCGACCGGAGCGGGCAAGACGATCATGCTGTCGGCGGTCACCGGCGACAGCCTCGGAGACACGGATGCCAAGGCCTGCGTGCTGGCTCATCGCGATGAGTTGACCGCGCAGAACCGCGACAAGTTCCGGCGCGTGGTCCCGGATGTGTCCACCTCCGTCGTCGATGCCACCACCAAATCATGGGGCGGCCAGGTGACCTTCGCCATGGTCCCCACGCTGGCACGCGAGGCCAATCTGACGGGGATGCCGAAGCTGGACCTGCTGGTGATCGACGAAGCGCACCACGCCGTGGCCGACAGCTATCGCCGCATCATCGACCATGTGCGCGATGCCAACCCCGAGGCGCGCATCTTCGGCGTCACGGCCACGCCGAACCGCGGCGACAAGAAGGGTCTGCGCGCTGTCTTCGACAATGTCGCGGATCAGGTTCGTCTGGGCGAGCTGATCGCATCGGGTCACCTCGTACCGCCGCGCACCTTCGTCATCGATGTGGGCGTCCAGGACAAGCTCAAGGCGGTGCGCAAGACCGCGTCCGATTTCGACATGGGCGAGGTGGCCGAGATCATGGACCGCGCGCCGATCACCGAGGAGGTGGTGCGCAACTGGCAGGAGAAAGCCGCCGATCGGCCCACGGTGGTGTTCTGCTCGACCGTGGCCCACGCCGGCCACGTCGCCGAGGCCTTCAACGATGCAGGCACCCCCACCGGCCTGATCCATGGCGATCTGCCCGGCGACGAGCGACGGAATATCCTCGCGGCCTTCGCGAAGGGCGAGATCCGCGTCATCACCAACGTCGCGGTGCTCACGGAAGGCTGGGACCATCCGCCCACGTCCTGCGTCGTGCTGCTGCGGCCCTCGTCCTACAAGTCCACCATGATCCAGATGGTCGGGCGCGGCCTGCGCACGGTCGATCCCGCCGAGCACCCGGGCGTGGTCAAGACCGACTGCGTGGTGCTGGATTTCGGTACGTCCAGCCTGACCCATGGCACGCTGGAGCAGGACGTCGATCTCGACGGCAATACCGGAACCGGTGAGGCCCCGTCGAAGACCTGCCCGGCGTGTCAGGCCGATATTCCGCTGGCCTCGCGTGAATGCCCGATCTGCGGCGAGGGGTTGGTCGAGGATGAGGGTGAAACCCTTGAGGGAGCCCACGGCGGGGCGCTCTCCGGCTTCCTGATGACCGAGATCGATCTGCTGAAACGCTCCAGCTTCGAATGGGTCGATCTCTTCGGCACCGAGGATGCGCTGCTGGCCACGGGCTTCTCGGCCTGGGGCGGCGTCTTCTGGCTCGACGGCCTCTGGTACGGCATCGGCGGCGCGCGCGGGGCGCAGCCGCAGCTGCTGGGTATCGGCGAGCGCAGCGTGTGCCTGGCGCAGGCCGATGACTGGCTGAACGATCACGAGACCGACGAAAGCGCCTTCAAGACGCGCGCCTGGCTGAACCAGCCCGCCACGGAAAAGCAGCTGCAATATCTCTCACCCGCCGCGCGCGACGATTACGGCCTTACCCGTTACAAGGCCTCGGCGTTGATGACCTTCACCTTCAACAAGCGCGCCATCCGGCAGCTGATCCTGAGCGCGGCCCCATCCGTGCGGGAGGCCGCGTGAGCCGTGTCGCGCAAATCCCGTCCCCGCCCGCAACGGCTGCGGATCGCCCGGGCCCTGATCGCCCCGGCCATCCGCGCGGCACGCTATGCGCCGTCTGCACATCCCGCACCCGCGCCTTCGGCTGGTTCGATCCCAACCGGCCGCGCGGCAAACGCACATACCGCTGGTTCTGCTCCATGGGCTGCCAGGCGGCCTTCACCCAAAAAGCGAGGAAAGGACTGAACATGGTTGATTTTACTGAAGAAGAAACGATGGCTCTGCCTGCCGTGATGCGCGCGCTTGCGCCGGAAATGGAGCGCATCGGCTGGGACCGCCCGCTGGGCCAGCTGAGCCAGAACGACATGCACCGGCTGATCGTCATCACCGTCGAGGCCTTCCGCGCCGAGATGGCTGAGATTGCCAGCCAGTCGGAGGTGCCGTTCTGATGCTGGATTTCAATCACCGGCCCGGCTTCGCCGAGCGCGTCAACGCGACCATCGATGCGGCCCTCACCGCCGAGAACGCCAGCCGACCACCCCGTGATTACCTTGGCGGCTCTCGCCTTGGCCATCCCTGCGAGCGGGCCCTGCAATTTGAATACACGGCCACGCCGAAAGACGAGGGCGAGGACTTTTCCGGCCAGGTGCTGCGCATCTTCGCCATCGGTCACGAATTGGAAGAGCTCGCCATCCGCTGGCTGCGTGGCGCGGGGTTCGATCTCTACACGCAAAAGGGCAACCGTCCAGATGGCGGCCAGTTCGGGTTCTCGGTCGCGGGCGGGCGCATCCGTGGTCATGTCGATGGTATCTTTGCCGCCGGCCCCGAGAGCTTCGGCCTCGCTGTCCCGGCGCTTTGGGAATGCAAGACCATGAACGCGAAGAACTGGCGCGCCTGCGTCAAGGACGGCGTTGCGGTCTCCAAGCCGGTCTATGCCGCCCAGATCGCCGTCTACCAGGCCTACATGGACGCGAGCGTGCCGGGCATCAGCGCCGTCCCTGCCGTGTTCACCGCCATCAACAAGGACACCGCCGAGCTGCACCACGAGCTTGTGCCCTTCGACGCGGGTCTCGCGCAGCGCATGTCCGACCGCGGCGTCCGGATCCTGCAGGCCACGGATGCGGGCGAATTGCTGCCCCGTGTCGCTGCCAATCGCGACTTTTTCGAATGCCGGTTCTGCGCGTGGGCGGAGCGCTGCTGGAGCCTGCCTGCATGAATGAAACCCCGGAAGACCCGCCCGACACAAGCAAAGTGAGAAAGGATATCGACATGGCGCATGATGATGATCACAAGGACGACGACCCTCAAACCCCGTCGGATGATACATCCTCCGAACCCCCGAAGGAAAACCTCGTCCATTTCAATCCGTGGCGCGACTTCAACGACGCAGCACCACAGATCGATGTGTTCGGCGACGAGCCCGACCCCGAGCGGATCGCCGAGTTCATGGACGTCGTCTTCGGTTACTGCGACGGGCTGATCCCCGTCCGCAGCTTCATCGACAAGGGCCAGGGCTTTGATGGCCGCCCGCATAACATCTGGATCGAGGCGGATGCCTCGGCGGCCGAAAAGATGATCACCTTCGCCAATTGGGCAGCGCGGGAAGGGGCTGCCGTCTATGTCATCCCCGGCACCGTCGCCGAGCCCGGACAGGCCAAGGCGGACGACGTCCAGCAGATGCAAACCGTGGTCGTCGATATCGACACCGGCGACATTGCCGCCAAGCGCGCGCATCTCGAGCGCCACCTCGGCCCGCCGACCATGGTGGTCGAAAGCGGCGGCGTCACGCCCGAGGGGCAGCACAAGGCGCATGTCTGGTGGAAACTGACCGAGCCCGCCGAGGGCAGTGACATTGCACGCGTGACTCGTCTGCGCGGCGACATTGCCGCCAAGGCCGGCGGCGACATGCATTTCCGCTCGGCGCACCAGCCGATCCGGGTCGCGGGCTCGGTCTATTACAAGAACACCCTCAAGACCCAAGTGCGCATCGTCGCGCTGAACGCCGAGCTGGAACGCGATTTGGGCGAGTTCACCGAGGCGGTGACCGACATGCCGCCCGCACCGGGCGTGTCGCTGCAGCCAGACTTCGCCGCGCCCGACAAGCCCGGCGTGGATGATGTGCTGGTCACCCCGGTGCGCGAGAGCGCGCAGGATGACTGGTCCCGCTTCGAGGGGGCCTCGGCCGCCATCGGGTATTTCATCCGCATGGTCCATGAGGGCCGGATGTCGAAGGATGAGGGCTGGGAAGGCATCTGCGGCTACAACGCCGCCATGCTGCGGCCCCAGTGGACGGTGGAGCGGCTCAAGCGCGAGTCCGAACGACTCTGGACCCGGCATGTCGAGAAATACGGCCCCCCGCTCGTGCGCCTCGACAGCGCCGCCCCTGCGCCCGACGAGATGCCCGCCTTCACGCTTGGCGCTTTGCTCGATGACACCAGCCCCATGCCCGAAGACATCATCGCGCCGCGCGTGCTGACACCCGGTGGCTTGCTGGTGCTGGGTGGCGCGCCCAAGGTCGGCAAGAGCGATCTGCTGATCTCCTGGCTCGTGCACATGGCAGCAGGGCAGCCCTTCCTCGGCTTCACCCCGCCGCGACCGCTGCGCATCTTCTATCTGCAGGCCGAGATCCAGTATCACTATCTGCGCGAGCGCCTGCGCCAGATCGCCCTGCCGCCCGAGGTGCTGGCGGCCGCGCGTGACACATTCGTCGCCACGCCCAAGCTGAAAATGCTGCTCGACGCCGAGGGAAGCATGCAGGTGGCCACCGCCGTCCGGCGCGCATTCCCGGACGCGCCGCCCGACATTCTCTGCGTCGATCCCATTCGCAACCTCTTCGACGGCGGCCCGGACGGCGGCGGCGAGAACGACAACACTGCCATGATGTTCTTTCTCAAGGACCGGGTGGAGGTGCTGCGCGATCACATCGACCCCGATTGCGGCGTGATCCTTGTCCACCACACGCGCAAGCTGTCGAAGCACCAGGTCAAGGAGGACCCTTTCCTCGCGCTCTCCGGCGCCAGCGCTCTGCGCGGCTTCTACACCACCGGGCTGATCCTGCACCGCCCCGACGAGGAAAGCCCGCAGCGCAAGCTGGAAATCGAGCTCCGCAATGGCCCGGCGCTGGAGCCCAAGATCGTCGACAAGGTCAAGGGCGAATGGGTCGAGATCAACCCGATGAACGAACGGCTTGTGCGAGCTGAGGTCGGGACAAAACATGACGCGGAACGTGACCGAAAGGGCGAGGTGATCACCGATATCCTTGAGCGCGAAGCGCGCGCGGGACGCATGTACACCATGACGCTCTTCGCAGAGTCATTCGAGAACCAGGGCGGGTTGAGCGGGCAAACGAGCATCCGTGACCGCCTGAACGTGCTGACCACAAAGGGGGTGATCAAGTTCGTCAAGGCGGACGCTGCCAGTGATCTGGGCTTGCCCACCGATCGCAGCAAATACGGGTATCTGTGCACCGAGTTTACGGAGCTGGCGACCGGCGAAGACCTGGTCGATCCCGATACGGGTGAAGTCTTTCCCGTCCGCATTCCCGTGCGTCCCAGCCACTACAAATGCGCCCAGACAGGGGCCGTCCTGCCGGTCGAAAACCCCGAGATATGGGTCCGTCCGGAGGGGACGAATTCATGAGTTTCGCTGCCCTGATCCCATCCGAAATCTGGCATCTCAAATCCGGAATCTGGCCAGATTTTCCGAAATCTGAAATCCTGTCGAAATCTGGAATCTGGCTTTTTCCGTTTTTCGTCAGACACTTGAGTGCCCATTTCCAGATTTCGTATGAGGGTATCCGCAATCTGCTCCGCAATCTGGATTTTCTATTCAATATCAACATCTTCTGCCAGATTCCAGATTTCGGAAAAAGTACCCCTAAGGGGGTAGGTGGCCTCCCCGCTATAGGCGGGGAGAGCCACCACCTACCCCCGGGCAAATTTCGTGCACCCAAGTCTCGACCCAAAACCCCAATCCGACGACGGCGGCCGGTACCGCCAAGCATCAACCGCCGTCGTCTTCCACCCGAGCAGCCAACCAGAAAAGGAGACCACTCATGGCTGATACGACTCTCGCCGAGGCCAATCTCGGCGCAACCCCGAAAACGCCCATCCCGACCGAGCCCGCGCGCACCATCCTTGCCCTCGATCTCGGCACGACCACCGGCTGGGCCCTGCGCGGCCATGACGGGCTGATCACCAGCGGAACAGCATCGTTCAGGCCCGGTCGCTTCGATGGCGGCGGCATGCGCTATCTTCGCTTTACCAACT